TGCCCAACTAAATATGGCTCGGCTTGAAATGTTTTACAACTTACACAAACTAGACAAACCTTTTGACTATAACCATCCTGTTTTTGGTATGACTAAGGTAAGATTTGACCAACCGTTAAAAATTCCCACAGGGCTGCAAAATAGCAACTGGACTGGCGACTTACAGTTAAATTTAATTGAGGTAGTTACCGATGCTTCCCGTTACTCCTAACCCTATAGAGCATCTTGCCGAAGCCCGAAAGCTTAATCCAAACCCGTATGTTGAACTGTTCAAGATACGCATTAACGATGATATTTATATCTGGGCTACAGCCCACCCAACAATTAAGTGGAGAGATGAGACTTGGGAAAATTACCCTCTCAACTTCAGCGGCTACACCGTTCAATCGACTGGGGAACAGTCTCGCCCTAAGCTACAGATAGCAAACCCAAACGCGATGTTCTCCTCCTTTGTCGCCAACAATACGTTTAATAAAGCTACCGTTGAACGATATATGGTTTTCAGAGATGATTTAGTTAATGATGTTCGCGTTTACACTCGTAATAAGTGGCAGGTAAGCCGAGTCTCCTTGCTGACAAAAGATAGCATCACCTTAGAGCTGAGAAGCATCCTTGATGGCGTTCGCTATACCTTACCTGCAAGGCAGTATCTACCACCTGATTTTCCGTCAACAACAATGGGTTAGGGGAAAAAGTGTTGCAGATTAACAATTTCATAAATATGCCCTACACTGACGGCGATCAAGATTGCTACGGCTTAGTTCGTCGCTATTATTTAAGCGAATACGGCATCCTGCTTAGAAATTATGCTCGCCCAATCGGTTTCGACCATGAAGGCTTAGACCTTATCTTTGATAATTTTCAGAAGGAAGGTTTTGAAAGCCTTAAAACTTTTAGTCAAAACTCTTTAGAAAAAGGCGACGGTATCTTGTTACAAATCGCAGGTGGAAAAGCCGTAAACCATGTAGGTGTTTATCTAGGCAACGGCTATTTTTTACATCACCTGTACGGTAAACTATCTGAGGTCAGCTATTTCGACCCAAGATGGTTTGCGCGAACCGCTTTCGTTGTTAGACACCCTGACGTTAGAGAAGCGAATTGTAAAGCGATTCAACAAGTCAACTTGCTTGACCATTTACCACCACACCTAAAAGAGAGAATGGGTTATGGAAACTAAACTGCTTTCTTTTTGGAGTCCAAGTGTCGAGCGTTGTGGTTACGTCAACTTAAATGATGAAATCTTTGAGTTACCCAATATCCATGAGGATAAGAGGAACGGGTTTGAGCTTGCAGAGATTCCTCCTGAAGCTGTAGCCTTGTGGCACACACACCCATCAGGCTGCCCTAATTTGTCGATTGAAGACTTTCACCTCTTTAATAGCTTGCCAAACCTACTACACATCATTGTCGGCATCCGAGAAGTGGCTTACTACTTTGTTGACGTTGACGGTTCCCTTTTACGCAGGGAGAATAACCTTGTATCAAGTTAGCCTTGAAGGTTTAAGTTTAGAGATTACCGCAAACAGTCCTCGTGAGGCTTTGTCGATTTTTCAAAGTCACTTACCTCAGAATGTCAGACACATTGTTGAGGTAAATAACATCCACTGTGTTGCCGACTTAGATGAGATAAAAGACAGCGGTGTGTTGGAGATTAAGAAAAAAATCTTCGGGGCAGGTGGAGGTAGCGAAAAAGGTAGTTGGTTACAGATTGGCTTAGGTGTTTTGTTAATTGTGTTCGCACCTTGGGCAGCTACCCACGCAGGTGGTTTACTTTTTGGGGCAAGTAAGGGAGCCATCGCTACCTTCGGTTTCCAGCTTGCGCTAGGCGGAGCTATCGCGCTCTTGAATAAAGCCCCTAAAGCTGATCCCACTTCGGGGGACAAAAAAAGTCGATTCATTAACGGTAATGCTAACACAATCAAGGAAGGTACACCGATACCTTTGATTTACGGCCTACAAAAAGTTTACCTCCATTTCCTATCTTTCGACCTAGATGCGAAAGACTACAACCCGACGGACTAACTTATGACTTTGCCGAAGCTTCTGAAACCATTGAAGTCTTTACAACCGCTGAGAATACGCGGCGCAGGCGGTAAGAAGCCTAAAAGCCCAACCTACACAAACGACAATTTATTCTCGCAGGATAGTGTTGAGATTCTGTTGGGTGTCGGGGAAGGCCCATTACAGGGGCTGGAGCATGGAGCGCAAAGTCTCTTTGTTGGAGATGTTCCGCTTAAACGTATGGAAGGGTCAACACTTATTAACAACTTCGCTAACCTAATCATCAACCCAAGTTATCTTGGGGACACGGTAGGCGCAGGTGTTGACTACCACAATGGCTACCCCACAGGAGTGGCTCAAAACGTAATTTTCCAAAAGGGCGGTACTTCGGCTTCGGTTGATGTGGGGACACAAGTTCTTTACTCCACTCCAGTTATCCGCTATACGCCAAGCAATATGCGCGGACGTATCAGCAAGCTGGAGATTCGGGTTAATATCGCGCAACTAGGTAGGGAAACTCCTGATGGAACTTTCCCCAACACAGCCAAGTTTCGTATTGAGTATAAGACGAGCGATCCTAACTCTACTTGGACGATTTTAGAGTCTCATTTGCATTCTGACTATCCAACAACTCCTGACTTCGATCAGCTTCCTACAGCCAAGTCTTTAGTTGTTGTCTCCAGCTTACGAGACGGACAAAACGAGTACCAGTTGGAAGGCAAAACAGGCTCAGGTTTTGTTATCGACTTCGTGATACCTGATCTCCCTCCTCAGTTTGAACAAGATTGGGTGATTCGTATCACCAAGAACACGCCAGACTATATTTCTGACGGCAGCACTACAAAAGAGATTGCTGAGATTATTTTTGATAGTTTTCAGATGATAGGTGAGGTTTCCAAAGATTTCCCTAATACAGCTCTTATTCACGTTCTTGGTACCGCTTCTGACCAATTTAGTAGTTTGCCTGATTTCTACGGCATCTATAAAGGCTTAAAAACTCCTGTTCCCGTAGGCTACGATACGGCACTCAGCAACCCCCACGAAAACGTAAATTGGACAGGCGCAACCGAGATTAAGTATCACAGCAACCCTGCTTGGGTCCTCTATGACCTGCTAAATAACGAGCGTTACGGTTACCGTAGATACGTCACCGACTTGAAACTTAACCGCCAAGACTTCTACGAAGCAGGTGTTTGGTGCGATTCACAAGTTGTTGGCAAGAACGGCAGCCCTGAACGCCGTTACACGATGAACATAACAATTGCGGAAAATCAAAACGCTTGGGAGTACCTGCAAAACATCGCAGGAGCCTTTGACGGCATCTTATACGATGATGGTGAAGGCACTGTACGGCTCAAGGTGGATAAATGGGTTACACCTAAAATCCTAATGACTCCTGAGACGATTAACGCCGAAGGTTTCGCGTACAGTTTTACAGACGTGGCAACGCAGTATAACGAACTGACAGTGAGCTACCTTAATCCCGAAAGAGGGTGGGAGGAGTCGCGCACCATTGTCAGTTACGGAAAAGCAGATACGTCAGTGGATAATGGTCAAGCCATTAACGGAGTTATCCCTTTAGACTTCGTAGCCGTTGGCTGTCTCACTGAGAGCGAAGCGGTAAGACGAGGTAGAGCAAGGGCTTTGACAGCAAGCACCGAAAACACCATCGTGAACTTTACAACGACAAGATTAGGTATTGCCCTAGACCCGCTTGAGATTTTCTATGTTGCTGATCCTTACATGAACTGGGGACAAACTGGCCGAGCGGAAGTTATTTCAGGACTCAACATCTATCTTCGGGATGAGCTACCATGGGCGGTTGCCGATTTAAGTGTACCGTACACGTTACGGATTCAAACCCTATCGGACTTGCTAGAGTGTCAAGTGTTGCTGACCTCACCTACTACCTTACTGGTAACAACCAACACCTCAAATTTCTTACTCGCTAACTTTGCCGAGTTTCCTGTTTTCGTTTTATCGGGAGGCCGTGTCGGTTACGGAGAACCTAAACCTTTTCGTGCTACGACATTAGAGCCGACAAACAACTATAACCTATTCAATATCTCAGGCTTAGAAGTAAACCCCGCCAAGTTTGATATTGTAGGCGATGCGGTTAACGTCACCGCGCCTCCAATTACAAAGGATAGACTTGACGGCTTAAACTTACGCAAGTATTTTACCGATACTTACATCGCCCCCCTTAGTAAGTATGATAGCGTCACTATTGTACTCGACGGCACTCAGCAAGCCTCGACTGGCGACTTCTTACTTATTACTGCGGCTGATGTAAACAGTTTTGCGCTAACGGTAGGGGAATGGAGTGACATTCTACCTCTGGGCGTAAGACCTAAGTTGGTGATTAAAGGAAACGTCAAGATTCTGGGGAGGGGTGGTAAAGGCGGCGACGGGGGCGGGTTGATGGGGTTAACGCCTTTACCCTCTGGTTTAGACCCCTCCTACGGTCGTCCATCAGGTAGCGGAAGCGTTATGGGGGGTCTGCAAGGACAAAACGGTGGCCCCGCAGCTAACTTTGAAAATCTACTTGACCTAGAGATTCAAGACCAAGCTACTTTAGAAATCAGTGGGGGGTACGGCGGTGGTTATGGCGGCGACGGTAGCTATATTACAGTACCTCTTTACATATTAGGGTTTGGCATAGATCCACTCTTTAGCTACGATGTTATTGTTATGCGTACTGTAGGCTCTGGCGGCAGCGGTGGCTACCCTTTCGGAGCAGCAGGATTAGCGGGAGCCTCCAACCAAGGTACGGCTTCGGGGTCAACAGGGTCAAAACAAGGTGGAGGCATTTGCCCTCCAAGACAAAACCACTATCTCGGAGCCTTCAACATAGTGGTGGCAGAGGGGGAGGGGCATGATGGATTGCCCTCATCCGACCTGAATGACCCCACGCCAAACCTGCTATCGAACTCAATCCCTGATTACTCGAACTTTATCACCTACGCGGGCAGCCGAGTTAACGGTTCACAAGGCGTAGCTATTACCAACTACGGTAACGTAAACATTACAGGTTCAGGTCAGCTCATTACCACCCCTTAATTAGGAAAATCATTATGACTCTTATGTCAGGAAAAGTTTACAGCGACGCGGGAACGCCGAGTAATGCAACAGGAGAGAACGGCGACATTTTCATGCAGCTTGATGGCTTGAAAACAACCTACCGCAAGGAAGGTGGAGCATGGACACCTATCGGCAATCAGCTCGGTACAATCCCTGAGTTTCTGAAAGGTATTGGTGTTCCAAGCAATGCAGTTGGCGAAGACGGCCAGTATTACCGTGAAGTGAACACGGAAGCAATTTATCAAAAAGACGCGGGTGCTTGGACAAATATCGGCAGTTGGACTGCACTCGAAACCCAACAGCTTTTGCAGAGTAACGGTATCGGGGCTGATTTAGCGACGACGAATCACGTCTCCAATATCGACACCTTTATTGAAGCAGGAGCGGAAGGGTACTTTGATAGCGCAACAACAGGTACTAAGCCTCATACTTATGGAGTTGTTAAGGTAACCAAGGCAGGTACTGAGTTACATCAGTCCTCACAAACTTCTACCAATAAGGTTGCAACTCGTGTGAGTGTGGATACGGGGACTACTTGGTCGGTTTGGCGTATTACCGCTAATCAGGACGGCGACGCAACACGGAAATTCAAGGCGTTGGCAGGAACGGCAGCCGATGATGTTGCCGTAGTAGGGCAGCTACCTAGCGGCTTTAGTATGCAGAATTTTACAGCTTCAGGTAGCTTTACAGTTCCTGCTGGAGTGACCCGAATCCTAGTTGGGGTCAGATCAGGAAGTACAGCTAATGGGGTACTGTCAGCGGGAAGCTTCGGAGGTGAAAATTACTGCTTCCAAAGTAAAACCTATCAAGCAGAGACCTCTTGGTTTTGGGTTAGCGTCGCACCTGCTGAGGTTATCAACTATACTGTTGGAGCAGGGCAAGTTTTAGACTTTGTCTCTTGTGGATCTAACGATTGGTGCGTCCATGAGGCAACCCCAGCGGGTATATCAACCTTCAAAACAGCCGAGAGTATTCGCCCTCTCACTTTCTATGGGATAACCGTTGGTGGATATGCTGCACCAAGTAATTTGGGACACCGTGTAGACAACAATGCGTTTGAAGATAGGCGTTTTAGAGGGATCCGTCTTACCGCCTCTTTTGCAGGGAATAATGAGGTAAATACCCTCACCGCAGGAGGTGTTGGATCCATCACCTTAATTTACTAGATTTTACAAAAATACCTCAAAATGTTACTCTCTACTGAACTCAAACCTCAGTAGAGATTCTAATAATGGCCGCCGAACCAGCGACAACCCTCTTCGGAGTTAAACATTCCGCCCTGTTAGCAGGTTTCGTAGGAAGCTTAGTTGCTTTAACTTTCCTACGCGAACTGACACGGCTTCAAATGTTAGCAGCTCTCGGCACAGGATTAGCCACTTCCACTTACCTCACACCTTTGGCCATGTACTACCTTAGTGTTGCTCAGGACATGAATGACGGGGTAGCTTTTCTGCTGGGTGTCGTTGCCATGAATATCATCCCTGCGGTGATTGCGATTCCCGAAGCTATCAAGAATGACCCTTTAGCGGCCATTAAAAAATTCAGGCCAAAGTAATAGGTACCCCCTATGTTCACACTCCCTTTGCTCGTCATCCTTAACACGTTTGTCTCAGCCATTATTCTTTTTGAAAGTTTGTGTATAATGAATCGAATGTCACCTCAAACACCCCATAAATTGCGAAT